TTTTTAGTTAATATTCTATTAATTGAAATCAAAGATAGTTGGACATAACTACCTTTATACTTTGATATTTTAATCTCTCATCGAGTGTGTCATTTTATTGTAACCTTTATTGTTACGCATACATATAACAGAAATATAGAAAAGCCACATTTTTTGTGGCTTTTTTTGTGTTTATGAACAATTAATTGTTCATTACTTTAACATAAACTACATACACCTGTATTATCACAGATAATATCTCTAATTATATTATTTACTTTTGTATATTTATATTCTGGTATTTTAATTTTATTTTCATTTAATCCTACAGGAGAAACATAAGCTCCAGGAGTAGAAGGTGTTGAAACAAAATCCCAACATAATAATTCAAAATCATCTTGTACTTCTAAAGTACCTTCATTTAAACTTTCTTCTACAGAACCCATTCCACGAGAAGATACCCCAACAGTAATATTATTTCTAAATAATTCTTTAAGGATATTTCCTGCAGGAGTTGATAAAATTTCAAAAGTGCCATATACGTCATTGTCTTTAACTTTAATTTCTACTATATTATGAGATACATTTTGTAAATTAATTACTGAACTTTCGGGATGATCTAATTCCCCTAATGCTCTTCTTTCTTTAATAGGACCTTCAATATATTTTTTTATTTCGCGCATTAAAATTTTTTTAGGATAAACTCTCTCATTTTGATTTTTAGTTTCAGCACGTTGTATAATACCAGATACTCTTAAAGGTTTATTTTCTTTAATAGATTCTTCTACTAATTGTTTATTTACTTTAAATGGTCTATATTCTGTTAATAACATAATTTATATTTCTTTTAGAGATTGTTGTAATAAACTTTTTATTTGAGAACTATTTAAATTTTTAATTTCTTCTGAGTGAGCCATTAATAATTGAAACATATCTACCCATTCATCTTTTGTATTAATTTTATCATCAATTAATTTTTCAAGTACTTCTACATCTTTTGAATATTCTTTTTCTTCTGGTTCTTCTTGTTCATTTACTTCTTTATAACCCATATATGCTTTTCTTTTTTTTCTTTTATTATCACCAAAAGCTCTAGGTGACATATATCCTTCTCCAGAACCTGCAGTAAATGAAGCACCTGTTCCTGTCATACTAGCTTCATCTATTTCATCTTCATTATCTAAAAAATCTCTAAATTCTTTAGCGTGTTTTCTTGCCATTTCAGCAAATGGTTGTTCATCATTTTTAATGTAAAATGATTCTAATGCATCTAATATTTCACCATATGAATACATGTCTGCTACATTTGAGATACTATTGACTAATTTATAATCATCTTTTTGTAATCCCTTTTCTGTATTCATCATTTGTTGGATTTTGGCTCTTTT